GGAACGACGGAAACGCGACTCGCCTGGGGCGTATAGACCCTGACATTTACTGGTGGCGGAACTGGCGTGAAAGCGGCAATCGAGTTTTTGTCTCTCCACGCATCGTGCTGGGCCACGGCGAATACGTTGTGACGTGGCCTAGCCAAGACCTAGGCAAGCCAGTGTTTCAGTGGACAACGGAATTCACCAACACACTGAAGCGGCCGGAAACTGCATGGAGCGTGCCCCAATGAGGAAACTTAGATTTCTGCGGCCGTGGCGTTCGTACCGCACTGGCCAGGTGGTCGATGTGCCTGGCGGCATTGCGGCACAGCTGCTGTCCCAGAGGTTTGCTGTCGAGGATACGCAGGGCAGCCTGATCGAAACAGCGGCCATTGAGCAGCGGGCCGAGACGGCAGACGCCACCACACGCAAGCGAGGACGCCCACGTGCAGTACCGAAGCCTGACACGCCAGACGCCGCCAGCCGTTGAGCCCGTTACGCTGGCAGAGGCTAAGGCCCACCTGCGTGTGGACACGTCCGACGATGACAACTACATCGGGACGCTGATTACGGCTGCCCGCGAATGGTGCGAGCAGTACCTAGACCGCACGCTGGTGCATACGCAGTGGGCGATGCGGTTCGACACGTTCCCGCCGGACGGGACGCAAGACATTGAGCTTCCACGCCCGCCAATGGCTGCCGCTGGCACGACCACGGCGGTGGCTCTGACATTCACGTTTGAGAACGGCACGACTTCTACTTACTCGACGGCCAGCTACCGCGTGGACCGGGCCGGCACGCCTGGCACCGTGAAGACGCTCTACGGCCAGACGTGGCCGCCGCACTTGATGGATGACAACGCCATCAGCGTGACGTGGTGGGCTGGCTATGGAGCCACAGGGGCAAGCGTGCCCGCCACGATTCGCCACGCGATCTTGATGCTGGTTGGCCACTGGTACGACGGTGCCCGTAGCGGAGTGCTGACCGGCAGCATTTCCAAGGAAATCGAGTTCGGCGTGAAATCCCTGCTCGACTCGCAACGCTGGGGATCGTACCGATGATTAAGGCCGGTGATCTCCGCGAACGCGTCACGGTGCAGATTGCCAGCGGCAGCACAAATGCCCTTGGCGAAACCGTGCTTTCGTGGAGCAACAGCACTGCGGTGTGGGCAAGCGTTGAGGGTGCTTCGGCGCGTGAGGCGCTTGCTGCTGGCCAACAAGAAACGTCCGTGACGCACAAAGTTCGGATGCGTTACCTGCCGGGTCTAACTCAAAATATGCGGCTGTCGTGGCGTTCCCGCACGCTGGACATCGTGAGCCTGCTCGAGCACAACAACCGCAGTGAGCACGAAGCCATCTGCCAGGAAACCACCTGAATGGCTGGCATTATCGTCACCGCGAAAATCGACAACCTCACTGAGTTGCGGGAAAAGCTTAAGCAGTTCCCAAACGTGGTTGCCAGCAAGCTGCTGGCCAGTGCGTTGCGCAAGGCCATTAAGCCAGCCGAGGCGGCGCTGCGTGCCGTGACTCCGCAGGGGCCAACCGGCAACCTCGCGCGGGCCGTGAACACGAAGGTAAAGACCTACACGAAGGACGGTGCGGCTGTCGGCCTAGTCGGATTCAACCGATCCGGAAAGGGCGCTTCGCGGTCTGCGGCTGGTGGCTCAGTGGACGCAGGCACAGACAGAGCCTTCCACCAAGGCTTCGTGGAGTTTGGCACGAAGCAACGCCTCATTGATAAGTTCTCAGACAAGCCTTATCAGCGGAAAAGCAAGAAGGGGCTAGTGCACTGGGTCAGTGGGCAAAACGCCTACATTGCATCCTCTTTCAACTGGCTCGGCCCGTTCAAGATGCTTCCGACGCCACGCCCGCCGCGTGGCAAGAGAGGGCACCGCGTCGAGACAGACCCTGCCTACCAAAAGGCGTTTTTCAAAAAGTCCCGCAATCCAATCGTGCTGAACGCGATGCCGCGTGGCGGCAAGTCCGGCAATCCGCCCATTGAGGCCGCCTGGCGAAACTCGCAGGGTGAGGTGGCACAGATCCTGAGCGACGAACTCAGTGTGTCGATTGACGATGCGCTTCAGGCGGTTGCCATGTTTATGACCAAGACCGTGAGCGGAGGAAACTAGGCATGTCCCTCAAGTCGCCTGAAGCCGCATTGCGGAGCCAACTCGTGGCCAATGCCGCAGTCACCGCAATAGTCGGAAGCCGCGTCTACCCGCTGCTCGCCCCATCAGACGCGGCGTTGCCATTCGTGACGTGGAGGCGGTCAGGCATCGTGCGGCAGCATTCGCTTGCCGGCCCCGTTGGGTCGCCAACCGTGAGCGTTGAATTTCAACTGTACGCGGAAACGTACAACGCCGTAAGGGAACTGGCTGACAAGGCACGGCAGGTTCTGGATGGCTGGGGTGGCACCGTGGACACTGTAGAGGTGAAGCACGTGTCGCTGGAACAGGAGTACGACGGTTTCGTGCAACTGGCCGGCAGCGAGGTTCCGCCAATTTACACGGTAGTTCAGGTCTACAACGCACTCTGGCAGGAGATTTGATAAATGGCCGTTACGCCGCATGATGGTGTCGGAACCACATTCACGTTTGCTGGGACCGGGTACACGGTCACCAACATCGTCATCACGAACACGGACCCGAACGTCGAAAACACGATCGACGTATCGCATCTTGGGCTGACCACCGGCGCTTCCGTGCTGACGCAAGACCGACCGCTCGGCGGATCGACCACCAGCACCGGCCAGACCGTGCAGGTTGACTATCTCGGAAAGTCCTTGATTGCGGACGGTTCCACCGGGACGCTCGTTGTATCGCACAACAGCGTGACGCTGCTGAGCCGTGCCGCCACCGTCAGTTCCAGCACGCTGACATTCGCGGTCAACGACGCCGTCAAGGGTTCCGCCACGTTCCGCATTGCCAGGTCGTGAGCCTGACGGGGAGCCGTCATGCCGACGCCAGCGCAAAACGCCACGATAACGTGGGGCTCTTTCACGCTGTCTGAGGTGACGGAGTACGCCGTTGACGCCACTGTGGCCTACGGCCGCAATGTTGGCGACTGCGGCACCGTCACTGTGCGTGCGCTCGCCAATCCAATTCCGGCAGCGTACTACGGCTACTACGGTCTGCTCACGATAGCGCACGCTGGCGTCATTAAGTTCAAAGGCGCTTGCATTTGCGAGCGCATTACCATTGAAGCAACGAGAAACGACGTGCTTCGGTACGCGTTCGTTTTTCGCATTTACTACCCGTTGAGGAACTACTAAATGGCCGCCCTGACGAAAGACCAAATCCTTTCCGCCGACGATCTCGACCTGCTGGAAATTGAGGTGCCAGAGTGGGGCGGGTCCGTGTATTGCCGCGTCATGAGCGTTGGAGAGCGTGACGCCTACGAACGCGAATGGATTGGCAAGAAGGAAACCGGCGTGGAGAACTTTCGCACGAAGTTCCTGCAGCGAGTGCTGTGCTCCAAAGACGGGCAGCTGCTGTTCACGCCCGATGAGGTTTCGGCTTTGTCAAAGAAGTCTGCCCGAGTGATGGCACGACTGTGGGAACGGACGATGAAGCACAACCATTTGATGGCGGATGATGTGGAGGAGTTGGCAAAAAACTGAACCTGCGCCCCTCGAGGCGGTTCCTATTCCGTCTGGCCGGTCATCTCGGCATGACGGTGGGCGAACTTGAGCGGCGCATGGACAGCAAGGAACTGAGCGAGTGGGTCGCGTACACCAGGCACTTTGAGGCAATACCGGATTCATGGCGTGAAACAGGTCTTATCGTTTCAGCGATGCTGGCCCCGTACTCCCGCAAAGGACAATCGCCACGGCCGGAAGACTTCATACCGATTGAGTCTCCGCCGCAGCACCCTGACCAGATGCGTGACGCGATAGATGAACTCAACAGACGGCTCGGGGTGATGTGATGGCAACCGTACTTGGCTTGGCGATGAAGGTGACGGCCGATGCCAGTGGGCTCGGCTCGTCGTTGTCGCCGGTCGATAAGGCGCTTGCCGACTTGGGCAGCAAGGCTGAATCCACGGCCAGTATCTTTGACAGGTTCCGTGCCACGACAGAAGGTGCGGCCAACGCCCAGGCGAACGTCAAGAGCCAGTTCGACCAGTTGGCGGCTGCCCTGCAGGCCGGCGAGATCAGCGCCAAGCAGTACGCAGAATCATTTACGGCGATCCAATCGGCGGCACAGCAGACGGCACGCATCTTTGAGGATGGTGCCAGGACGATTGAGAAGTACCGCACGGCCGAGGAGCAAACCGCACTCGCGGTGGATCGGCTGAACGAGCAGCTGAAGGCAGGTGCCATCGACAGCGCTACCTATGAGCGTGCACTGGCAGACGTGACCGGCGAGAACGAACGTGCCGCAAAAGCGGAGGAAAAGGTCAACCAGTTCCGCGATCGTGGCCGGCAGATCCTTGAGCAAACCCGCACGCCGCT